ATCTTGCAATCCTATAACAGCAATCAATTTTGAGTGAGCTGTTTTACTTATAGCCGCAATCCCTGGAGGATACATTCCCCCGTTCTTAACTTTTAGTCTCGTGATCTTTGCGTTCAGAGACTTTCGTTCCTTCTCGATCTGAGTTATCTTTTGGCTCAGATGTTGGTAATGGTTTATCATTACTTACCTCTTTTATCCTAGCAAATTCAAAGCTAACAGTTTTTCCATCAACTTCATATCTCGCTGCATCACTAGGAATTATTTGATTTGCAGCATCAGCAACAGAAGTAAACATTTCACTAGCAGTAAAGCTAGCACTTCCGTTCCAGAATTTTTCAATCTTCTTACTCATTTGGATAATCTCTTTCTAAAATAATTTTTAAATAATGAATAGCTTTTTTAATATCTTCAGCTTTATTTTTTTTTTGATGTCTGCACACATATTTTACAACATTTCCCTCTGCAAACAATAGTTTATTCTCACTAATAAAATATGCGGGTTCAACTTTCATATTTTTATAATGATCGCTGCCAACTTGTTCAACCAAACATTCGTAATTAAATTCTTTAAAAATATCTGGGTGTGTCATCACTTTAATATTTGAATGCTTCTTGCTTTTCCTGGTAATTTTTTGATCCATTTCCTATCTTCTAATTGGCTAACATATTTATTAATCGAATTTTTAGATTTTAAATGTACCGCCACCATCATTTCTTCATAAGATGGCGATACAGTATTTTTTCCAATATAGCTTTTAATAAACTTGAAAAGTTTTAGTTGCTTTGCAGTTAAACCATATTGTTCCATAAGTTATCTAAAAGGGGATTTCTTCTCTATTAGCGTTTGGAGCTGTAGCAATAGTGCTAGCGGTTCCCGTTCCCGTTTTTTTGATAGTAATTTTTAAAGATTTATCTTCCTGGATATAAGCGGAAGCCTCCATCCAAACACCATCAATTGTAAAATTTTTTCTATACGGCTTGAGAGTTTTTGGATTTACTTTATCACTATCAGATAAAACTAGATCGGGTCTATTTTTAGTAGCCTCGTCTCCAGCTATCTTATCTGCGTTTCTTTTCAAACTAAATGTAGACACCCAGTTTGGATCTTGTGGTTTCTTGAAGTCAGCCATATATATTTATCCTTTGGTTAATTGCTGTTTTCTATTTAAAAAGGCATTTTTTAATATTTCATACCTTGGTAAATTCTCTTTGGAGAGCTTGATTATAAAATCTTTATTTTGACTTTTTAATTGCTCTAAATTTGCTCCGTGAGTACACGTTTTAATTCTTTGCTCTATAATATCTGCGTGATCTAATTTAATACCCGTGTTGGCATTGCTATTAGGTTTCTCATTTGGCATTTCTTGATCGGAATAAACATTGCCGTGAATACCAAGTGCTTTTAAAATAGCACGATCTACAGCTCGTTTTTCTGCAATAGCTACTGGATAATCAAACTGGTTATTTTTAGGAGAGGCTTCTCCAAGTGTTGTAAATTTTTTAGTTTTATGAAGTGCTGCTGCTTTAACTACAGCTACATCTTTATCTAAATTACAATGTACTAAATCTATATGGGTTTCGATATTATAATGCTGGGCCAATCCTTCTACTTCCAAATGTTTTATAATCCATTTGCCAGGCTTAAACTCCCACATCCCACCATTGGTTTTTAATCTTTTAAGATAAGTATCAAGTGAAATTAAATTAATGACGTTACCCATGATAATCCTTTTTTTTAATACCCAGAGTTTGAATGAAGGTAAAAGAATACTGCTGTATTAAAACCTCATCGTGCATTGCTACACGATTACTCTGGGTATATTTAACAAAGCTAACTGCCAAGATAGACAAGGCTATAATTACAACAAGGAGCAAACCTTTATAATTATTTTTTTTCTTTGCTAAATTCTTTTTCAACATCCATTGCTGCACATTTAAAACTGATATATTTTGTTTCAATCTAACCCCCATAATTTCATTGCAATATCTCTATGCTCTCCCATGTTTTTCCAAAAGAAGTGGCCAAAGTCTGGGTTAATATCTTGATGCCAAGTAGTTTTACCCGCATGATTTGCCATAATTCTTTCTCTACGTTTAGCTGTCATGGTTAATTTGTTAAGACGTTTGCGCAAGTTCTCTGGTTTTAAATCCTCGCAATTTTCTGGGGTAAAAATTTTATAATCTTCTTCATTCATTACGAACAAGTGTGGTTTCTTTTTTTCTTCACAAGCAAAGTAATAAAACGCCACCTGGCTAACGTGTTCATCCCATCCCATGTAACCTTCATCTAGTTTAGGAAGTGAATAATTTGAAGTACCATCTTTTCTTGGTCTATTTTTTTTTCTATGTTTTGTTTTCATTTCAACAAAATTATGTTCATCTTCAAAATCTATTCTGCCGATTGTGGGTAGTACGCAGCCATCTAAAGTTAGTTCTACATATCTTTCACACTCAATAGGGGAGGTTAAATTAATTTCTCTTATTCCTTTTTTTAATGTTTCAAATGATATTGCTAAACCTAATCTAGCTTGATCGTGTTGAGCTTTATCCGCTTCATCCGCTGGCTCATACGCATTAAATTTTTCTAAAATTTTATCAAAGATTTTTCTTTGGGGTGGGATCTCTGTTTTAACTAAACCTTTACCCACTTTAGTTTCCCATAAATATTTTCCAAATTTTAAAATACCCATGTCGCCAAGGCATACACCCGTAAACATTTTAGAATTGATTGGAAGTTTTCTTCGTTGCTCTTGCGTAAGATACAAATATTTATAACCCCACATACAATCCATAGAATTTAATTGAGAAGGCGACCAATGATTAAGTTTATAAAGTTCTACCCATTGAGGCAGCTCTTTAATATTTTCTAAAAAATCGTCTTTTAATTCTGGTTCCATAATACAAATTAAATACTTTAATGGAACAATTGTTAAACATAGAAATCCTTATTGGCAAGTTTTAAAACCAAATAGGTAAAATCGGAGGTTGTGTTGGTTGTGGATAATTATTTGAAAGGATTTATTTTATTAGAAGGCAATCTACCAGGCTTATATTTATTATAACTTTCAAAAAAAGTCATTTTTCTTGGAGCTGCAATTTTAATGTCTCTTGGATCTACATTAGTTGAAGTATCTTTCGTCATTGGTTTTTTAGTTTCTGGATGTAATAAATTTAATCTAAAAGTAGTTTGTGTTTTATCTATTTCAATTAAACAAATAACATCACGGCAACCTTTTTTTCTAGATTTTTCAGTTGGCTCCACATAGCAAGTGCTGTTAATAGCATCCTCACTAAAACCATTATAATCATAATCTGTAGTTCCGCCTCTTTCAAATAAATGTATTTCGTTATGAGCTTCTCTCCCTGGTGCATAAAATTGAATAGCTTTAGTTTGTGGTGTGTAAAAACCACCAGGTATAATAATTTCTCTAAAGTTTTTTTTATGTAATCTTCTAACTACATAATCTTCTGCGTAACCATGTAATTCTAAACTATCAATTTTTTTAGCGGGAAATAATATATCAGCTGGATTACATTGAATAATTTTAGCAATCTCTATCGCTTGTTCTGGACTAATTTTTCTTTCTCCTTTAAGCCATCTGTAAGTTGTGACGGGAGAAACTTTTAATTTGTATGCAAGCTCTTGGCTATCCATACTCACTTCTTCCATTTTCTTTTTTAAAAACATATCTGTCTCATTACTTTTTAAATTATTAATGTCAATAACTTTTACCATGTCGGCAATGAAACACAACACCAATGGTATGTCAACTCATTATACGGAAAAAAGTATAGTAATTTACAACTCTGGTTATATGTTGACAACTATTGGTAATAATCTATTGCCAACAAGGTTTCGTTTCCATAATGACAATGAATGCAATTAGAAAAATTCAGAACTACAAAAGGTTTATCTTACAAAAAATTAGCTGATTTAATAGGTGTAGTGGGTGTCTCGCCAGCAACTACTATATTTAGGTGGTGCAAGGGATCTAGGATGCCTGGCAGAAATTGGATCAAAATCATTAAAGAGAAAACAAAAGGCAAGGTGCTGCCGTCTAGTTTTTATGAATAAAAAGAAACAGAAATTAAATGGAACTATAAATGATTACCCGTTGGTTGAAGTTAAGTGGCTTGATTGCATTAGTGATAACAGCTGGATGTCAATCGACAAAGCTATCGCCACCAAACCCGCTGTCGCTATTTCGATTGGTTATAAAATCTTACAAGCAAGAGAAAAAATTACCATCTTTACCGATTACATCATCGATGACGAAGACGGAAGTCTCACAGTAGGCAACGTCACAACTATTCCCGCTGCCTGGGTGCAAGAAGTAACGGAGATCATATTTAC